CCTGGATCACGGCAATAACAAACTTGACATCTTCGGCGGCCTGAGGGATGTACTTAGCCACGAAATAGACGGTCAACGTGATAGCCATATCAAACACAACTGCCCAAAACTTGCGACTTGCGAGTAAACCTTTCATTCCTTCCTTCCTTTCTATTTAGCCGTTATAGTCTTAGAACCCATCGTATCGCACTCGTAGTGGAAGCCGATGGTTTCAACCAGCGCCTCGCCGGTAAAGCCATCGCCGTTGGCCTGGATGCGCGAGAGCGTAAAATCAAACTGGTCGCCAATCTTGAAATTCGTTCCAACGATAGCAGGGAAGTCGCTCCTCTTCAATTCGTACTGCGTGTCTAAGGGGGTTTCTATGTAGGCAATAGTAGATGGCGCAAAGGTTGTTTCGCCGCGCGTCACGGTGTAATCCAACTGCCACTTCACGTTATCTGTGCCGGTCGGCGCGACGTTGACTCCCCAGTGGACGTGGAAGGTGATGTTGCTGCCTTCCTTGTAGTCGTGCGGGATTTCTATCGAACCCGAAACCTGCTCGGCTGCTGCAAAGGCACGCGTGTAGACGGAAGTCCTGTTTCCTAGATTGTCCAGCCACTCCACGATCCCTGGCATCGTGCCGCCTGTAATCAGGGTCAGCGCCCCGACGTTGGCATCGTTGAATACGGTAGCCGTGCCAGCCAGGGAAAGTTCGCCTGCGCTCGTCACCTGCGTATAGTTTGACGCACCGCCTAGCCGCACGTTTGTACCGTCGTCATATATTAATGAAGAAGGCCCAATGCGGTTCTGATGTATCCAGCGCGTGCCCCTGTTGGAGTAGCCTGGATCATAGGACAGCTTCAGGTGGAGGATCGCCTGCTCCAGGGCGGCAACGCGTTGCTTGAGGTCGTCAATCTCGCTCATAGCACATTCTGCCTTACAAAGTCATCCGATGATTGTTGGTCGAATATATCGCTTCCGTAAGCCACGATAGGCGGCTGCCCGAAATACTGCTCCTCGGCAATCAGCTTCAGCTTGTCGTCAACTCCCAATTGCCCTGCGTGCCAATAAGGGCCAAAGTATTCAAAAGGCGTCAGCATAGGCCTCCACACGGCATAGTCCACGATGATGCCGCCACGCAACAGCGACCCGCCAAAAATTTCGTAATGGTAGAAAAAATCCAGCTTGAATTTCTTGAGCGAGTTGTAGATCCACTCTTCTTCCTTGCTGTCAAAGTTAACTGCCACATCACAACTCCGTCCATTCCATCTGGCAGATGTATCCTTCGACCTGCGCCTGCTGCTCGTCTTTGAGGGCGCGCTCATCGGGTGCTTCGATGAGCACGCTCAGGCTGTCCAGGCGCTTCAACACCGATCCGGTGGTAAGCGCAGTATTGGCGTTCGCCCAGGTGTTGAGTTGGTCTAGCTTGTCGTCGGCGCTCGTGTAGTCGTCATGCGCCTGCGCAGAGCGAGGCAGGCACACATCGTTATCAACTGCCCTGAAAGTCATCACGACTTTGTGCTTGTGCGGGACGCGCGCCACCAAATCCAGCCCGGTCTTTGTGATACGGGTGGTGTACTTCGTGTCATGCGGGTCTCCGCTGTAGGCTGCGTTGCGCATCACAAACTTGAAACGGATATGGTAGCCGGTCACGGCGTGGGCGTTGGTTGGGTCAATCTCGCGCTCGGCGTAAATGCTGCTCCCCGCATAGTCGGTAGTCAGCTTTACCCAGGTATCCGATTCGTAGTTGACCTGGTAATAGACGGTCGTCTCCAGCCCCGCGCCGTTGAAGTTTCCATCCAGGGATACGTTGATGTGCTCGAATATTTTCTTGATGGCATCCGAACCCAGGTTGTACCAGGCCGTGATGAACGTTCCCTGGTGGCTGTAGGTGTAGTGGTTGTAGACATCGGCGCTGGTCGTTGGATGGCGGAACGGGTCTTCGGACAGCGGCAGGTGCATGATGTCGCTGCCGCAGGTGAACCACAGGCGGTCTACGGCGTCGCCCGGGATGGGCTGGATCCACATGGAGCGGATGCGCCTGCCTGCCACGGGAGCGCGATACAACTCGCACCATCCCTGAGCGTTCCAGGCCAGGATAGACGAATACCCGTTGGGGCCTGCGTCGATAGCCTTGATTAGCATACCCGGATAGCCCACCACCGCCGCCACGTTGCCTTGCCTGTTGTACGGCAAGCCGTTCTCGGTGGAAGTCATGCCAATATTATCCAGCGAGTTCTGATACCACCTGAGCAGCGTGTTGTGCCAGGAGAACACCAGGTACACGTTCCACTGGATTGCGGCGATGCCGTTGCGATAGTCGCAGCTTTCGGGAAGCTCGCTGATGGGCACAAGGTACGGCTTCTTGTCTACAATCTGCATGATGCCGTCTTCCTTGATGACATACAGGTTGCCGTACTCGCCATAGTTCAGGCAGTTGGAAGTAAAGCTGTCGGTGTTGCCGATGTTCAGCGCAGTTGCCAGCCAGGTAAGCGCCGCCGGGCTTGCCCCGCCTCCCGACCCGTCAACAGTTGAGATGTCGGCGTAGTTGTATGTAGAAGGCCCGCCGCGTGTCAGCGTCCACAAATAGTCGCCGTTCTGGTCGCCAGCCCTGCCCAGGTAAGTGCCCATGCTGCCTGCCGCTTCGTTGAGCCACACTTCCGTCCACGTTCCGGCGTTGTTATACAGGCGCAGGCGCGAGACAGCCACCGCATCCCCAAGTGCAAAGAACACCATGCCGTTAGCGACAATCATATCCGTAGCCACAACAGGCGGAGGCCCTGCTGTCCAGCCGTGACCGGCGGTATAGGCCGCCGTTCCGATCTCCGTCCATATATCCGAGGCAACGATGGCATACTCGCTTACTAGGGTTGCAGGCGTCACGTCCCAGGCTGGTGATACAGTCAATTCATCGGATATATTGCTTGTAATCAGACGCCACTGACCCTTGCCCGTGCCTTTCATAATCTTGACGATACATCCCTTCCAAACATCGGCAGTCCAGGTTTTGCCGTGGACGTGCAAGGTAGTCGATGACGACGCCCCGCTTGCCACCCCGCACTCGCCGTTCATCAGCACATCGCTTACCGTGCCATCTTCGTAGGTCAGGGCGCACAGGCCCACACCGCGGTACTCGCCAAAGAAGGCGCGCATATATTTGTCGGCAGGCAGGACGCGGTAATACAGGTTGAAGTCGTAGCCCAGGCTAGTCCAGGTCGTTCCGTTGTTAGACATCAGGATACGCGAGGCAACTCCGGTCGTGGTTGAATACATCTCACCCCAACACGCCCCAACGCTTGATGCCGCGCCCTGGTCGATGACGATCCAATAGGAAGTTGTCGCAGCGAGCACCACGCCTGCCGCCAGCGCTACCCTCACGGTCTGGTATTCGCCTACCGAAAAGCCGGTGACGGCGACCGTGCCAGATTGTTGCAACACGCCAGGGGCCGCGCCAACATCGGAGTAAAGCGAGACGGTCAGCGTAGGCGGCGTACCAGCGTAGATCATCAGCGTCAATTCGATGTGCGTGGCGGTGTATCCTCCTACGGTGGTAAACTTCTGCCCCAGGTAGCGGTAGCCGTTGAAGTAGTGGAACATCGTGCCGCGGTTGCATAGTCTAGGCCAGTTCATGCAGTAGTCACGTGTGCTCATGGTAGCGTAATTGGCGCTCGGCCCAATGATAATCTCGCCCGCGTGCATGGTATTGATGCAGCTTCCATCGGCATAACCGGCGCTGTTCTTGTTGAAATCGGCGTAGCCCATGCCGCCCGACCAGTCGGTTTGCACCTCGGCGCACCATGGCGGCTCGTAGTCGGATTGGGTCAGATTGCCACTGTATGTTTTGAGCGACGGCCTTGGGTAGCCCGTGCGCTGGAAGGAGCGCACCTGCGGGTTGCCCTGCGCATCGCACATAATCAAGCCGACGGTCGTGGCGCCATCGGTTAGCGTGACGTGGTGGGTAGAGAGTTTGTTGGTCGGGCCTGCGCTGGATGTCATACGGTCACATGCCCCACGTCGTCAACACGGTTATAAGGATCGTATGAGTCAAACAGCTTCGCCATGTGCACGTCCTTCGGGAACTCAGGGTTCGGGTGCAGGTAGCGCTGGCGCTTGACTTCTTCTCCGATGATCGCTAACCCTGCCTTCACCGTATCATCCATGACCTCGGTCTGGTGCATGCGCCACTCTAAAGCCAGCAGGGCTGCCTCGTAAGATAGGCGGTCGATGTGGATGTAGTTGGATACCGCGCCGGTGTCTGTGGTTAGTTCGGCGGCAGGCACGATGTACCAGTAGCGCAGCAGGTAGCCGGTCATTGATGGAGCATAGCCTGTGTCAAAGTACAGGTAGCCGTTCTCCTCGCGCCAGTGGTTGAGCACTCTCCAATAGTATGGCGTGGCTGAGGCGGTGGCGATCTCCACCCGCCGCAAGTTGTAGGTGTTTGCGGTCAGGGTGTATTTCTCCTGGTTGGCGACCGTCGGGATGGTGGAATCGGTCTGGGCTACGTTGCCAATCAGCCGGATGGCACGGTTGACGCATTGCCTGAGCAAGAAGCGCGGGTAGTCGGCGTTGGTTACTGCGTAGGCATCAGCCGCAACGGTGGATGTAACGGCGGTGTGTGTGAAGACGCCTGTGGCATTAACCCAACCCGTAGTATGGTTGAGAACGGCGGTCTTGCCGATGTTCGTCCCACCCGTAAACCAGATCGTGCCATCGTTCCAGTAATTATTGGCCTCAGGAGCATACATAGCCGTATCGACCGTAGTTGTGGTCGAGCCGTTGGCAGTCTGTATTCCTTCGACAATTCGTGTCACCAGCCTGGCTACCGCTAAAGTTGCACTTGCAAGTGTCTCTGCCATATCTTATCTCTCCTCCGGGTTCCATGTGCGCTTGTTCTTGCGCTTGCGGCTTTTCTTAGACCTCCGGCGCGCACGCCTGCCTTTACCGGCTTTCTCGTAGGCTGCCGCTGAGGCCTGGTCAGATGGATGACCTGCTCGAATCATCTCGGCAATGTTCTCTGAGATGACCTTGCGGCTTTTGCCTTCGCGTAGTGGAGACATATCACTTGCCTTTCTTTTTGGCCTTGCTCGGGGCGCCCTTTACTTTCTTGAGGCGCGGGTTGGCTTTCTTTGCCGCCGGACTGGCATTGCGTGTCTTGCTTGCCAGGATCGCACCGGCGCGCTTCATGCCGTACTTACGGGCAATCTTTTTCTGCACCGACTTAAAGCCGGGGTGGGCCTTTGATTTAGCAGCCATATCAACCTCCAAACAATTTCTTGTACCAGGGCGTGTTATCTTCCTTGACCGGCGGCTTCGCTTTCTTCACCGTCTGCCTGCGCACTCGCCGCACCACAGAAGGCGCGAGCATGGGCGCGGCAGGCGCAGCAACAGGCGCAGGCGTAGTAACATTGAACGCACCCGCATAGGCCGCCATCAGCGAGTTGACCGCCACCCGGATTTCTGCACCGGTGGGGTTTGCGTTGATTTCTGGCCTGGACGCCACACCAAAAGCTAAACGTTGGCGCATCTGTTCAGGGTTATTGAGCACCTGAGTGACATAAGACCCAAGGCGGTAGTCTGGAACGCTGGTAGAAAGATCAATTGCCGCCGATACCATCGCCTGCTGGACGCGCAGCACAAAATCAGGCTGCATCGCCAGGTCGTACTGTTCTCGTAAAGTGAGTGTCATTGTTCCTCCGTTCCTAAACCATCGCGGCATGTAAGACTAATGCCTGTGCATCCGAAAGAGCGATATTGTAAAAAGCACAATGAGACATCTTGCCATTCAAAAAACTGCCAATCGAAGCGCCGCTGTATCGTGCGCCGATATAAGTTGCATTGACCCCAGATGGCGTAAGCGAAGTTGCATCTGTGCCTTTGTTTGCTCCGTTAATGTATGCGGCCCGACTGTTTGCCGCGCTTGTAACACCAAATCCGCTATACCAGCCGCCAAACAAAAATCCTGCGGTGCTGTTGGCCGCTCCCGCTGCGGTGGCAACGGTTGCCATGATAACTTCGTCTTGATCTGCAAAATAAAACTGAAAACGGTTGGCGCTTGACGTGTTGCATATAGACATAAATACGCCAAGGGCCGCGCCGACATCAACATTAAATCTACAAACCATAGACAGCGGAGCCGCCGTTGCTATTGCGCCGCTGCCAACGATAAGATAATCAGACGAGCCATTAAAGTCCCATCCGGTCGCTGTATTGAATCCTGGCGCATCTCCCGGTGCAGCATCCCAAGTTGCCCCGCCGCTTGCCAGGTTGACGTAACTTGCCGCTAAACTTGCCGCGCCTTTGGGCTGAAAAGCCGCGATGCAGTTCGCTGCCGGGATGCCACCTGACAACCACCAAGGCGTAACCACCGCTCCCGTGCTGATGTGCGTCAAAAACCTGCGGCGTGCAAGGGTTCTTAGCATATCATTCCTCTGCGCCATAAAAAGTGCCAGTCAAGTTTGCGGCTGCGCTACTGGTCGCCTTGAGCACATCGTCGGCATGAGATAATAGAACACCGTTGCCTAAATCAAAATTATAGGGCGTGTTGGCTGCAAGTACAGGTGCTTGAAAAACGTCAACGCCCGCCGCGTTATCCTCCAGCAGAAGGCTTGCCGCTGCGCTCAGACTGATGCAACCGCCCATCAAGCGCACCTTCTTGCCAGCCGCCGGTGTCCATACGGTTGCTATCGCACCAACGGCGGCGGCTTTCACAGTCTTGAACGTGGTGGGAACTTTCAGGCTGTCGGTGTCAATGCTGACCGTGCCAATATTGTTCGTGCCTGCCGGGAGTGAGCCGGTCAGGATCGAAGCGGTCGTACCAATCGAAGCAATCAGCGTGACAACCGCCGCGCCTGTTAGGATAGACGTGCCGTAAATCCTGATCTTTGCATAGCCAGCCCCAGGCAGGATGTAGATGTCGTTGCCTGCCGTAGCGTTGACCGTGGCGCTTCCGTTCGATGCTTCGACGCTTCCGTAATTTGTGCCGTCGATGGATCCCTGGAAGTCAAGCTGCCCAGTCCATACGCCTGTCACCTGGAAGGCAACCGAACCGCAGCCAGCAGGCAGGGTGATGGTTACAGATTCGCCGGTCAGGTCGATTGTCCCGGTCGCTGTTGTGTTGGCGGGCATGCTGTCGATGACGTTGTGCAGCCTGCCGTACTCGTCTATATAGGCATCGACGCGCGATCCGTCAGCAACCGCGGTGGGCGTGGTGGTGGAGGCCGTGCCGATGATCTCGACAATATCTCTTGTCATAATTGCTGCTCCTTATCCATAAACCACCACGAGCTTCGGGCGGTAGGCGGCGGTAGCGTGGTTGCTGGTGCAGAAGGTTGGGATAGATGATGGCGCTGTGTTGGCAGCCATAAACAGAGTCAGTCCGCAGTTGTTTGCCATCATCAGTTTGAGTCCTGCTATGGACAGGCTGATGTTGTAGGCTGTCCCGGCTACCTCGCCCACCGTTACCGTGAACGATCCCATAGCAGTCGAGTCGTAATCCGTATCGGCTGTTTGGCAGCCGCTATGCCCACCCGCCCAGTTGGTTGTGCCTGCCTGGTGCTGCCAGGTTGCTCCGGTGTTCGTCCACGAGGAGTTGGCTGCCAGGACGCGGTAGACGCCCACCGTTCCTGTCCCATTCATGGTGCTTTGAGCGCACAGCGTCAGGGTTGCCTTTCGTATATTTGCGCCGGATGGGATGGATGACAGGTCAAACTTGACCATAGAAACCATAATCACGTTCGGCCCGACGGTGGTTGTCTGCACCGCCATATCTTCCGCCGTCCCGTAGTTTTCGGTAGGTGCGGTGGCGCTCAGGTCGGTATCCACGCCGGTTGCCGCGCCGGGTTGAAGCGTCAGGGTATGAAGCCCACCTGCGCCCATCACCGAGGGTATCAAGCCCCTGTGAACATGGAACATCAATACACCTCAAGCAAAAGCCAGGCTACGCCCTCGGAGCTTACCGCCGAGTCAATCCAGATGTCGCTCAGGTTGCCAACGTAGGCAAAGGTAACGCAGTCGCCAGCCGCCAGCGGCATGCCGTTGGCAGAGGTCACATCATCTGCGGCGTCGTTGCCCACGTACACCAGGCCCGTGTTGGTGGTGAGCGCCTTGACTAACAGCGCCCCGCGCACATGCCCGCTTCCGAGCGCTTCGGCAGTACCCGCAGCAGCCACCGTGTTCTGACCGCTGATAGCTAATATTTCATGATCTTCACCAAAATCCTGGTCGTATTTAACCATCGCTTTTCTCCTCCGCTTCACGGATGCGCCTGCCAAACTCATCGAATTTGTGCCATGGCAAAGCCGGGAGCGACCCAAAAAAATACGAGTGGATGGCGTTTCTGTGCAGCACTTCGTCATCCCAATTGACGCGCGTCACGGTGATGTCACGCGGGTGTTCCTTCTGGATCTCACGCGCCAGCCCTGGATCGTTGACTGTGCAGCGACCGTACAGGTCAACATTCAGGTCGCCACTTCCGGTGTGGATCGGCTCGACCAGCTTATTGAAATCCCTCTCGACGCGGGAGACGATAAACTTCTTCTTGTGCCAGCCTTCCTTGTCGGGATTGTAGTCGGGCATTACGGCCTCCAGCCTGACTTGATCATATCGTTGTACAACTCGTGCTTTTTCAGGAACTGCACAAAGCACGCCTTGCATGCCTTCTGTGCCGCCGAGCCGCCAGCGATATAGGCCACATCTCCTTCGATTGGCAGTCCGCAGTATTCGCAAAAGACAGCCCCGGCCTCCGGAACTACGATCTTGCTTTCAGGCTCGACAGGCTGGTCAACAATTTCATCAGCCGCATCTTCTCTTGGCATGTCTGCTACACTGAGCCTGTCGATGTCAGATTTTTTCTTGGGTGGCATTTTGTTACTCCTTCACATTGGTCACATCGTCAATGAACTGCAAGATTTCAGCGCTTGCAAAGCCGAAGCGGGCAGCGTTGACTTTCTTCTTCATGTACTCATAGTCCTGATCTTCCAGGTCGAGCACATCACCGCCTACCTTTTCGATGGCGTTCAACACGCGCATAGACGAGCGGATTTCCTCGATGCTCAGGCCGCGCTGCCCTTCGTTGGGCATAGCAACGATGGTCTTGAGGTATTCCTTGTAGTCCAACTCGCCATCCGCGCCGCTCGGGCTGGTGGTGACGACTTTCTTGAGGGGTACTGCTTTCATGTGAAACCTTTCTAAGAGGGAGGCCTTACGACCTCCCTCTTGCTAAAGAACTTGATTAGTCGCTGAATAGATGCAGGTATTTAGTTGTGCCCCCTTGATTAACTTTCCATCTACCCGCCGCCGTACTCCCGTGTGCCGTATTGTCGGTAGCCGTGTCGAGATTGTCCATAGAAAAGACCACATCCCAAGCCCCAGAACCCGGTGATTGGATAAAGATGGGGCAGGCAACTCCCGTATGGGTTCCGCCAAGGCTGCCACCGATGATGATTCCACCGGCCCGATATGCAATGGTAGACCCACTCGGGACGGTTATCCCAAAGCATCCGCCAAAAATCCATTGACCGACACTTAGAGACCCGTCGACCTCAGCGCAGCCATAAACACCGGCCAGGTTTCCAATAGAACCCTGAGCCGCTCCCAGGTGAACCTGTCCAGCAACACCAAAGGCAGACACGTTGCCCGGATAAACAACTGCTCCATAGACAACCATGCTTCCAAAGATGGCAGAAACCCACCCGGAAGTCATGACAGTTCCACCGTCGTCGGCGTAAACAGCAAGAGCAAAGTGTTTCTTACCCGAACCCTCGTCTACTAAAATACCACTACCCGCCTCGTCGCCGGACATATCACCGCCGTACAGGACATCATTCGTCCCGCCGATGACATACACACCATCGGCGTTAGGGCCGAGGGCGATACCTTCAAAAGTAGAAGTTACAATTGTAGTCATGTCATTCTCTCCTTAGTCTGCCTCATAGCTGGTTGCGAACTCGGCGCGGCAGATGCGGGATTGGCTGATCAACCCGTAGCCACCCCAGAACTTCCATGCCAGGGATGTCCACTGGTGCGCCAAACCGGAGCGCAGCGGGCCGACGATTGCGGCGCCGGATTCGCCCGGAGCCATGCGTGCATCAGGATCGTCGCCAGCCGGGTCGGTGGCGTAGATTTTGACCAGCGATTGCGGCCCGGCAATCAGCACCGGGTAAACACTGTCTGCGTTGGATACGGTTGCGCCGGTGAGGTGGCTGTAGCGCAGCCCGCCGTTGTCGGCAGAGCCTGAGATGGTCACGGTGTAGGTCGTAGCCGAGAGTGGAACCACCATTTCGTTCGCCGGGTAGAACGTGTCACCCGCTTCGATGGTGCCGACCAGCCAACCGGACTTGCCTTTGGCGATGTTGGCGGCATGATCAGCCGCGGTTATGATGGTCGTTCCCATCTTGGTAACAGCCCCGTTGAGGGTCGTGGCAACCGGCGTGGTGTTGGCTGCGCCAGCGGCCCAGAAGGTCTTGGCGAAGGGGCTTACAACCAGGCGGAAGCGTCCCAGGCGGCCCAACTCCCAGTTCAGGGGGATGGACTTGTCCTGGTACAGGCCAACGGCGTCAACGTTGCCCGATTCGCAGATGTCGTGGTGGACATAGTTGTGCATATAGGCGCCCCACGATTCGGCGCCTGCGGCATCAATGTAGCCAGGAACCAGGTGGGTTGCGAACAGCCCATCCAGGTAGCGGAACTTGGCATCCGTAGCCAGGTCGGTGGTTGTCCCGGCGTTCAATGAAGCGCGGGCCTCCGCTCTGATTACCCAGGTGCCAGCCAGGGCGGTGTCAACCAGCAGGGCTTCCAGGGTCTCGGAGACGTTCTCGCCTAGCCGCTTGTGCGCCTGGGCAACAAAGTCATCATAAGCCTGGATCTTGGTTTGCTGTGACCATTGAATTGCATCCCCGCGGCTGGTGGGGGTCATGCTGGCATACGCATCGACCAGAACCTGGGGGGTCAAGTCAGCGGTCTGGGAGATGGTAGTAGCGGTTGGGGTCATGCTAGACAGGAACGGAACCTGGAAGGCGGAGCCTTTCATGATCTCGTCCATGGTCTTGCCCACCCCGGTGATCTTGGTGTAGTCCACGGCGCATTGCTCGTAAAAGCGGCGCTTGGATACACCAGCCAGATATTGCTGGTTATACTGAGTTTGAATACTGTTACTCAGCGTGGTGGTAGTCTGAACAGCCATAGGAAACTCCTATTATCGTCTCTTCAGCAACGCGGCATGCTCCTCTCCGAGACTTTGAAGCTCCTTCCAGTTCGTGCCTTCATACGGTCTCTTCTGTAGCTCAGCCATGCGTTGCGTAATCTCGTCCAGCCTGTTGCCCAACGCGGCTCCGCGCTCGGCGGAGGGAACGATGGGCGGCGTGGCTGGTTTGGGTGGCTTTTTCCCAAGGCGAGCAGACTTGGTTTTGCAGGCGTAATCATAGACGCGAAGGAAAACGTCAGGCGGGGTGCTTAGATTGGAGACGGCCTGCACCATGTCGTACTCTGGGTCTTGCTCGGTGAAGCCATCCACCCCGGCTGCAACTGCCATAGCTGTTGCCTGGGCTTTTACAGAAGCGATAAGGGCCGCATCCGGCTGGCTACCTGGCACCTTAGCGGGAGCCGGGGGCGGCTCTGCTGGAGATGCTTCGGTCTCTCGGTAGGCTGTCTCTATGGCTTTCAAGCGCAGGCGTTCGGATGTGAGCGCATCGTATGGCTGTCCGATCTCCTCTTGCAGCTTGATCAGCCGGTCAACATCTTCCAACCGAGTCTTAACCTTGGTGTTCGTCTTATCGAAGAAGCTCTGCGCATACTTCCGCAGGTCAATCCCAATCTCATCGCGGAGTTGGGCAATCTGCTGCAAAGATTCCTCATAAGTTAGATAGCGGGGTTGCTCGGGCGCTACCGGCTCCGCGGGAAGCGAAGCGTCTGGCTCTGGCGCGCCAACAACATTCGTATCGTCACTCATTTTCTTTTGCTCCTTTAATCAACTATACAACAAATAATGCTAATCCGCAATAGAGGCTGGATCGAAAACCGACCGCAGCATTTGCAGAAAAGCGTTGAATGAATTGCCAGGTTCGCCGTATTTCACGTACAACTGGTACAACTGCGAGCGCGCTCCCGCGCCTAAGTCCTGGTTGGCGTAGAAGTAGCCGTACAACTGGCTGACCAGTTCCTCCGAGAAATCGGCAGGGTTCAGGTCGAAGCCCGGCCTGGTGCTGAAATCATCTTCGATATTGCTCATCTCCTCCAGCCCTGGATACGTGGCAAACATGCCCTTGCGCCATGACCAGTACGATTTGAGATAGGGGTATTTGTCTAGGAAGTCGTCTTTCTCTTGCTTCGTTCTCAACTGCCCGTACTGGTAGCTCAGGCTTGTCACCTGCGTCCCGAACCATTTCTCGCGCTCGGTGATGAACGTCTGGTACATCTGCGAGGCTTCGTCGCCTGCCAGGTTGAGCGCTGCCGAGGCCACCTGGGGGGCGGTTGTGGGTGCGTAGCCTCCCAAGGCTTTCGCCCACGCTACCATGTCCTCGGTCGAGATGGCATCGTAGTTGCGTTTCTCTCGGCTGACGAAGTAATCTCTGAACAGCGAGCCAAACTGCTGGCGCACCTGTTTCTTATGCAGGTCGGGCAGGGCGTTGTATTGCTCCCAAATCTGGGAGCGCAGGAAGTAGCGTATGGCTTCCACCGGATCTTCCTGGCCCCGGTAGACAATAGCTTCGTACTGCGGGTTCTCGTCAATAAACTCAGCAAAGGTTTTCTTGCCGTTCGACACTTCCTTGATAAACTTGTTCTTGAGTGCGCGGGTTGCCGCCTCGCCTTCGGGGAACAGGTCAACGGAGATAACGGAAAGGAAATTGCGTATGGCCTTGTACTTGCCAGCCCGATCCAGGGCCTGCTCGTACACCGGCCCCTGCCTTTCCACAAAAGCCTTGAGCGCATCGTCCAGGGTGGCGCTGCCCTCCATGACCATGTTGGTGATCTCGCGGCGGATATAGTAGTCATCGAACTGCTCTCCGCTTGGCAGGCCCATCTTCTCCCTGATCCCGCCTTCGATGTTGACGCCCCCCGGCTTGAACAGGGCGGTGAAGTTCTGGATGGTGCGCGACAGCGGGGTGATGGAGATGTTGTCTTTCCTGCCGGTGAAGTAGTTCATCATCAGCGAGATGGGCAGCATCGGCCCGGAGATGGCTGAGAAGTAATCCCATGGGTTAGCGATCTCGTCAGCCTGCTCCTGCTCTGCCTTGGCCCTGGCCTGCTCCCATGCCTCCCCGGTCTTGGTCAGGATCGCCTGCTTGCCCTGCTCCTCCGTAATCTCCCCATCGGCTACCATCGAATAGATGTTGTACTCTGCGGCCCGGTCTTGCGAAGTTTCCTCCTGGGCGCTCTTGTACCACGGTAGCTGCTTCATGATCTGCTCGAATGGGAAGAACTGTTTCAGGGGATCGGCGTACACGCCCACTTCTGCAAAGCCTGGTATGAATGGGAACACGTTCAATCTTATCTTGCCTTGCAGCCTGCTCGGGTATCCTTCCGCTTCTTCGTTCATGCCGATCATCGAGCGGATGCGCGCCCACCACATGAAATACTGCGGGTGATCCAGCAGGCGCATGAACCAGTTAGGGGCGCTACGGGTGATCCAGAAGATATACGGCAGGACGGCGCTGGTCATCATGTCCATGCCATAGCGCCGGTTGTAGTTGAGCATGGCGAAGTCTGCCGCCTGGAGGCCCTGGTAGTGGGCTGCCACGCGGGCGTCCGACATATCGTTCTTCTTGGCTCTCAGCCAGGTCTTGACCTCGCGCATCTCTTCCGGCGACAACTGCCTGTTAGCCAGCCCCTTGTTTGCGCCGTTCTCCAATGCCTTGCGCTCAAGTTCGCGTATGGCTGGCATGACATCGAACCATGACTCGTCTGCCAGCTTTGCGGTGGGCGGCTGGCCTGACATGCCGGTGATTGTTTCGGGTGGGAGTGGGCCTGCACCATTGGGTGGAAGGGCGGTCTTGTCAATCGTATGCAGGACGCCGTTTTCGTCCTGCCATTGGATGCTTGTTTCATCCTCGGCGTGGACTTTGACGCGGCGCCCATCAGGAAGATCAATCCAGCGCGGCTCTTCGGGCTGGAAAAGCATCTCGCCTTTCTCTGCACTTTTTTTGAATAAGTCGGTTACATCCCTGTAGGTATATCCAGTTTCATCAACTCTAATCTCAGTTACTCTTACAATTTGATCAGTAGGAAGCGTGTCTAGTGTATAGATGTAACCTGTCTGTGTCTGCGTCATCATAGAAGGCTGGCGTTTGACCTCTAAGATGTACCCAGGTTTTTCTGGCGTTGGACGATATTGCACAGGCGCAAAACTAGAGGCGTATGCCTCGGCGGTTGCTGGATATTCCCCAAACATTGTATAGCCTGCCTCGGTTGAAAAATTGTACTCACCTCTTGATTTCAGTTTGCCGGTCTTGACGATGTTTTCCATTTCTCCCCGGCTGATGCCACGGTAAACATAGAAGTCATTCTTTTTACTGACAATCGGAATAACGCCTTCTGCCTGCTCAGGAAAAGAATCGGGCAGTTCTATAAGACCGCGCTCATTTACCATCTCTCGTTTAGCAAAATCCAGCGAAACAAAAGAGTCTATCTTGTTGCCCTGGCTATCGTAAACAGAATATACTCTGTCGATTTGAACAAGCGACGGAGCAACGGCCTTTGCCTCTTCCATCGTGTTCCATCTTCCTATTTCTGTTTCGATATTTCCCCATCTGCCACCAACCCCATAGCCAACAATCTTGTCTTGCCAGGGTATCAACAAAATAGTTTCGTCGTCAGAATAATGGTATGCGTCAGTTCCCGATCCGGTTTTTGTCCATTGTGGTTCGGGCGCTTCCTCGCGTATCTCCCACCCTTGTGATAGTTTCTGGCGCACAACGGGAGATGCTTCTTGGAACAACTCAGGCGCCCCGCCGCCTGCCTTAGTAACACCCTGCGGCATATCGCCTTTCTTGAGATTGTAGGTCTTGTAGTAGGCGTCCTTTGCCAGTTTCATAGACTTTTCTGCGGCTACCCGGTTCGTGTCTACGCCGACGTGCATCTGAAATCCGCTGTATACTTCGTGTAAATCAGCGCCTTCAAACAAGATCGGCGTTGTCTGCATGTTCTGAGCCATCTCAGTAGCGGCTTTTCCAACTATGTCCACATCCGGGCCGATGAGCAAGAACTCATCACCCTGAACATGGAACATTTTCACACCCTTGTACTTCGCTTCGATGTCCTTTGCTACTATACCCAGAGTCTTGAGCAACTTATCTCCGCCCCTCTGAGTAAAACGCCCATTCACCCATCCCAATCCAGTAACGTCCATAGATGCAATCGCAGGGGCGGCGTTAACCTCGGCTTCGTTTGCGCGGTAGAAAGGAAGGTCAGATACTTCACTGGTACTCAGTTTCTTGATCCTGGCTTCGAGTTCAGCGATACGGGCGCGCAATACGCTGTTGGGCCTGGGCGAATACGGCTTATCCAAATCAATGCGCCTGCCCACCATCTCATTGGCCTTCAGGTTCAATATGCGCTGGAACATGCTCTCCACTTCGGGCGAAATCTGCACGTCGATGGACGTGCCGCCATACGTGCCTTCCTTGACGCCGTGGTAGATGCCGAGCATCCAATCGCGGAAGTTGGAGAATATGGTCTTGATCTTGGTAAACTTAGGGTCGGCGCTCTTGATGATGTTATCGGGCAAAGCGTTCTTGGCAAAGAACTCCTCGCCTGCGCGCGCGCACAACTCATTGGCCCGCGCCACTTCCGCTTCATCGCCAATGAACTTCCCGCCGATCACCTCGACGTTCACGCCATGGCTGTCTTTAAGCCACAGGCCCAAGACGCGTGTCTCTTCCTCCGGCAGCAGGTCAACGAAAGTGTGCCAGGTTTCATGCACCATGGTGGAGAAGTCCGGCCTGGCAAAGCCCTTGATGATAAAGCTCATGTCGTCCAGCCTGCGGTACATGCCCTTGGCGACCTTGCCTTCGGGCGTTATGGCTACCTGCTCCATGCCTTTGAAGAACGATTCTGGGATGGGCCTGATCTTGCCGTCGGCTGCTTCCTTGCGCAGAAGGGCGATGATGGCATCCATCGGCAGGGGATCCATGTGGCGCCAGCTAAACTTCTCCGCGCCTTCGGGGAGCGACTTATTGATCATATTGATCAGGTGCTTGCGCGCCAGGATGTTATCTTTGAAGCCAGCCGCTTCCAGGGCTTTGAAGAAATCCTTAATCTGCCTGCGGGTCATATCCCCGAACTTCATGCCGGGGTACTCGCGATACAGCGCCAGGTGGCGGTAATAGTCGCCGCGCTTCCAGCCCGTGATGTGGCTGGCAAGGAACTCGTCCATGCGATCAACGATGCCGCGCCAGGTCTTAGCCTGCCCTGCGCTCACGCCGAAGGCTTTGACGGTGCTGTCCTCGTAGTCGCGGATCAGCTTCCCAATGCTCGGCGCCTTAGCGTCGCTGGCGGCCTCGGCGTTGTCCACCTTGGCCTGCTCGATATTGTGGGCATCGGCAACGCGCTCAACCGCCGCGGCCTGTTTCTCCCGATAGGCAAGCTCGGCCTCGAAACTCTCCACATGCTGCCTGGCATACTCTGCCTCTTCGGGCGTCTTGGCTTCTCCAAGCGTTTTCTGCCAGCGCACAATCTCGTCGCGCAACTGCTGGATAAAAGGATCGGCAGCGGGAGGCGGCTCTGGAAGCGGCTCGGGAGCTACCGGCGCCGCTTCGGGCGTCGGGATAGCCTCGGGCGTGACCGCAGGCGGGACAGGGTTCTTGAGCGCCTTTGCCAGATTGTCAATCGCCGCCAGGTTTGCGACAAGCTCATCCTTCCAGGCAACCCGGCGCACGTCGTTGGTGAACTCCTGCCAGGCTTTGTAGCGCTCCTTGACATCCAGCTTGCCGATGCGCTCGTAGTGCTCCAGGTACGCATCTCTCAGCTTCCGGCGCACGTTCAGGGCCTTGCCTGCATCAGCCAGGAAAGTCTTAGCCACCTCCGGCCCGCCGTTCTTCTGCGCCTCGATCAGCTTGGCGATGGCGTCGTTGATCTTGCCCATCTTATCAAACTCGCCGTCCGAATATTTCTTATACAGGTCATTGATCGCCTGCCTGACGGCTGAGTAATCGCCCTGGAAGAACTCCGGGTTATCGCGCGCCTTCTTCCACAGGGCGTCACGCTCGACAAAGAACTTATCCCAATGATTAGAATAGTCGATGACCCGGTTTGCCAGCTTTGCCGCCAGCTTATTATCGGCGCCCATCTGCTTCGCCCACTCGGTAGCCACGGCACGGATCTTGTTGTTATGCCGGTTCCAGCGCTCGCTGCGCCTGGCGAAAGCGTCGCCCCACAGCTTGCCCTTCTCGACATCGTTGGTCATCTGCAAGGTTTCGTAGGCAACCTTATCCAGTTCCTGAGCGTCCAGGTTATAAAGCTCGGCGCGCTCGTTGTACCACCCGGCAATATTCTCGTTGAGCGAGATAGCGCCCTGGCTCCTGATCTTGGTGGGGATCGACTTGATCTCGGCGTCCAGGTCATCAAGGGCCGCCTTGGTTAGCTCGGCCTCATGCGCCTTGACGAAATCATTGACAAACTTGCTGAACTTTACCCGGTCGGCGCCCACCTCGCCCTGTACTTCATGCCACTCCTTAAGCAAACCGCTATCCACCAGAGCGCCGCGCGCCAGCGGCTCGAACTCCTCCAGCACATTGTCAATATCAAAATAAGCCTTACCGTCGAAGATAAAGTCCTCCACGTCCAGCATGTTATTCAGCTTGTGAAGCGATTCACTAGCTCGCCTTGCTCCGTCAGGCCCCAGGATGCGGGAGATGTTGTCGGGGATCTTGAGCAGGCCCAGGACGCGCTTGGCTTCCGCCATAGCGCGCTGGTGGACGTTGACATACACCGTGGCGCGCGCCTTGCTTTCCACCCTGGCTGACTGGTTGAGCAGCGATACCGGCCCCATGGCCTCGCGCACGTCGTTGAAGCGCTTGCCCAACTTGCTGATCGCATCATCGCTTTTCAATCCAGCCTGGACGTACTCGCCCACCAACTGCTTGCCGCCCAAAAGCTCGTCCACGCCGCCGTAGCCCTCGAACACCCTGGAAGGCTCGAAGCCGATAGCGTCTTTGATATAGGCGTCGATCTTGGGCTGAGGCCACCTGCCCCACGTCCCATCCCACACTGACGACAGGATGTTATTGGAGTAGTTCTGCAAGAAGAAAGCCGGGTTCACATCCAGAAACAAAAAGCCCTGGACGTTCTTCATCAGCATAGCCGAGCGATACCAGGCCGGGTCGGGGTGCAGGTCGAGCGCCTTGACCAGCCACTTCTCGGTATGCTCCATCAGGTCTCCGCCCAACATGACGCGGTAGTTTTCGAAGTTGATGGGGTGGTTGTCGCGGATAAACGTATTGAACAGCGCCTGCACTTCCTCGGGCGTCTTATTCAACTCGATAGCCAGGGCCTTGACTTTGGCGGGGTCAGCCTTTCCTTTTACCTTCTGCCCCTTTTTCACCTTATCCCCGGTGATGCCGAGCTTGCCCAGTTCCTTTACCAGGTCGTTGGTGGTAAACTCCTTGCCCAGATCCACGGCGCGCTGTGCGGCAATCTCCTCGGACATCCTGAGCAGGGGCGCATCGGCCTCCCACTGTGCCAGCCGCACCGCGTCGCCGGTGAATGACTTGATCGCCGTGCGCATGGTATCGGCATTGGGGGCATAGGCCCACTTCCCCAATGTGATTGCGCCATCCTCGTTGATATTGCGGAAGGTGTCATACTGGCGCTTCATGTCATAGACATCCCTGGCCTGGATCGACATCTCGTTGATATTATCGGCGGTCATGTGGGTGGCTTCCAGCGCCTGCGCCTTGGGGGTCAGGCTGAACAGCCAGCCCATGCCGCCCTTCCACGCCTGCCCGCCGGTTGCCAGGTGCATGCCCAGAGTGCCCAATACAAAGCCGCCCAGGTTGATAGCATTCCGCTTCTCCGCAATCTCCTCGTCTGAGTAGCCTGCCGCGCGCATGCCGCCTTCCACGGCAACGCCAAAGGCGCCCATGCCGATCAGGCCGCCGGGCAGGTTGCCGACTGCCAGGGCCGGGATCTTGTTATAGAACAACTGCGCAATCTTGCGCCCGGTCGATACCGGCCTTACGATAGCTCCTGCCTCAATAATCTTTGCGGGCCTGGCGATCCATTTCTGGATGGCATTGAACTTCTCCGCCCCAGGGCCGACCTGCTGCGCGAAAGCCAGGAAGTCGCGGGTGTAATTCCTCCAGGCCTCGAACAGCCCGCGGCTCTTATTCAAAGAATTGACCAGGCGCGGGGCATCCTCAATCGCTCCCAATTTCACCATGCCCTTGACCGTCAGACCTGCGCCGCGGGCCATTAGGATGCCAGCGAAGTTGAGCGGGTCGAGGATGGTCTGCCCAACCATATCCTTCATCTGCCGGGAGAAGTCCAGGTTTCCAGCCGGGGTATACAGGTAGGAGTTGACCACCTTAGCCGGATCTTCGCCGCTAACGATGCGGCTGAAAGCCTTCTCCAGGGCGTTGAAGCCGATCTCATCTTCCAGCCTCAGCACCTCCGGCGCTCCAATGGCGGTGATCTCCTTGCCCCACTTGGTTGGCTCAAGATACTCGCTGACCTGTTCCAACCCTTTACCCAGACCGATGATAGGGACGGCGTAGCTCAGGCGCTCTAACAGGCCCATCTTCTCCTGCACAGGCGTCACTTCATACGTCAGGCGTGAGGCTTTCCAGGCGTCGTCCAGGTTTGACAGCACATCCATGGGGCTGATGCCGCCCGGCTTGAAGCTGCCTGCCAGGAGCATGGCTGTGCCGAGCATCTTCTCTACCTGCTCGGTGGGCCAGTTGAAGGCAATCATAAAGGCTTCGGCAATCTTCTTGGTCGGGCTGAAATCATACAGCGACCCAAAGGCGCGCGCCAGTCCTGCGCCAGCCAGGGGCGTGGTGAGCAGCCCAGGCCCTGCCAGGGAGGTGGGCGCTGACACGGCTGCCATGGCTGCGCCGGTGGTGGGGCCTCCGCCGAATATGTTAGCCAGCAGCTTCTTATACAGCGGAAGCTCGTCGTAGGCTTCCTTGGTCATACCGCCGTACTGGAGCGCACCCGCTTCGGCAGGCATGACCGCGCCTGTCTCCGGCTGCTCCTGCGGAACGGTGAAGGCGCTCCACAGCTTTGCCGGGTCGGATATATCCCACCACTCGTCAGGCGGTGCGGCTACCTTCTTGAGTTGCTCCCTGAAACCGTTATCCCAATCCAGCGGGAGCCACTCGGTATCCGGCTTGCCTGCGTTAGCCTTGGAGAAATAGTCATAAGCGGTGGCGATCATGCCCGGATCGAGCCATTCGGGAAGCTGGAATCCTTCTGGCGCATTTTTCAGCGCGTTGAACCAGCCCGCCACGCGGATGGGATCTTCCCAATAGCTCAGCTTGTTGGCATCGGCGGTGGCTTGCAGGATCTCTTTGCGTCTCTGCGCGTAAAGATAATTCCTGGCGGCGGCTTTACCGGCCCAGGAGCGCTCGCGCTTGGTCATCGGCGCGAGATAGCCGGGTGGTGCTTTATTCTCTTGGAAGGCCATGCGCCCTCCTTACGGACGCCAAGTTACCATCGGGCCGCCGGTGGCGGTAGTGCCTCCGCCTCCGCCTGCGGGAGTATGAGGCGGCACAGTCGGGGGTGGGTTATGCGGCCCCCATGACGGCTGCCCAAACTTGTGCTGCCCTTGCAGGATCAGCATGCGCACCCAGGGCGTCATATCTTCCCAGGCAAGCTCGCCTGCCTTATAGCGCTTCACCTCGTCTTTCAGCAGCGCCATCTGCCAGCCGCGTGCTCCCCCGGTCTTTACCAGGGCCTTGTTGTAAAGCATGCGCTCAGTAGCAGTCCGGTGCCCGCCATAGGTAGCAGTCGTCCCACCCCGATTGCCAGAGATCATCTCTGGGCGCGGGGCATACTGCGTTCCCCAATAATCTTCCCAGTTGGCAAAGCCTTCGGGCGGGGCAGACAGGGCAATGCGCTCTCCTGCCTCGTTATAGTAACCGCCCACCCAGGATTGCGATTCCGGACTCCAGGTTGCGGGGCTTCCGGCGGGGGCCTGCTGCTCAGTAAGCCCCGGCGAGCCATATTTGTACTGGCCCCACTCATTTGATCCAACGCCTGCGCCGCCAAGCGCCGCCTTTTGTTGTGCAATCTCTTCTGGGGTGGGCGATAAACCGCCAGACGCCTCAATTGGCGGGGGTGGCGGTGGCGGATACAAATCAAAAATGCTTGGGACTCTCTTTTCATACCAGGGATTATTTGGCATCTTTACACTCTCCTTCCCTTCACAATATACTGCACGATATTTTCGACCATATCATCCGGCATCTGCGCCACGATAGCCGGGTCTAACGCGCTGAACATGATTGCCGCCTCGGTCTGGATGGCAGGCTCCAGCCAGTCCATGACGATCTCCATCAGCATCTTATCCACCACGTACTCCGCCATGAGCTTGACATCACCAGCGTCTTTTTGGGTAAGGCTCATGCCAGCATCTCCTCAGGAAACGACGTGCCTGCCCCCGGCACAGTTGGCGCAGGCTGCACCGGCGCCACTCTTGGAACATTGGGTATGCCGCCTGCAAGCTCATTCATGGCGGCCTGCATCTCGGCGCTCACCCCTTCCGGCTTCGGGCCGGGTTCTAGTGGCGGGAACGCGGGCGGAACATTATTCGCAGCTTCCGCGCTGACGGCTCCCGCCACGTTACCCCCAACTTCAGCCGGTTGTTGGGGCTGCATCATAGCCTGCAAAGCCTGGACGATCTGCTGGATCTTCAAGCCCATCATGGTCTCCACGAAGCGCTGCTCCCAGACCTTCTTCGACATCACCTCCGGCTGCCCGATGCCCAAGATATTTTCAAGCACCCAGGCGTTATCCACCAGCCCGGACTTCTGCAAGGCGATAGCGATGTTCGCCAGTTGCAGCTTCTCCTGCGGCAAATTCACGTCCAGGGCGCAGTTGATGGAAATATCCTCGGGGATCTCCTTCAAGTTGAGCACGACCGGCTTCCCATCCTGAAAAGCCTGGGTCTGCTCTTCCTCTTTGTACCTCTCCCACTCCAGGCAGGTTTCCATGATGTCGCCAAGCAGGTGCTCCAGCCTGCGCTTGGGGTTCTCAAGCGGAAGGCGCCCGGCCTGGGCCATCAGCGAGGCTTCCGAATAGGTCGTCCTGAGCGGCTGGCCCAATGCCTGCTTGTATATGGTGCTCTCGATGTTGATCTCCTGGGCCAAATTCAGCATGGTCATAATCGCCGGGTCGATGACCTGCTTTGCCATGGGCGACAGCTTCTCCCCAGGGCGCAGCTTCGCCAAACCACCGGGTCTGCTGAAGTCAAGCTCCAAATCCGTGCCAGCCACGGCCTGCTCGAACACATACATCGGGTTGCAGCCCATGCCATAGGCCAGAGTGGAGAGCGTGCTCATCGCCAGGTTCTCCTTGCCCCACATGCCTGAGTAGTGCAGGGCGTACAGAAACGGCTGGCGCTGGTACTCGACGTTGTTGAACAAATTGTAGCTTCCCTCGGTGATGGCGCTCTTGATGGGGATGAAAGGCAGGTCGTGCTTGATGTTTACAATCGGATCGTCGGGGTAGCCATGGATCCAGATCACCCAGTTCTCCAGATCCCACCATTCCCCTTTTGTAACTTCTGTGGTATTGGGCAGGTCTTTGAACAGTTTCTCGGCGTCCTTTCCATAGGTGGCCTTGATCCTGCCGACCGTGCTCTTGGTCTCCTGGTAATGCTCGTACATGCCCAAATCGTCATAAGCCGGGTAGCAGCCTTTGGGGTTCATGACCGGGAACAGGAACGGCGCTCTACCGGCGGCCTTCTTCATGCGGGCAATCGCCGCCTTGCTGGCGCCGCTCTCCTCCAGCAGCCTCAATCGCTCGGAGGTCTTTACGATGGATATATCCACTTCCCCATACAGCATGGCGCTGGTCACTAAATCATAATGCACCGGCGACCCTGCCAGCCTGCCAGCCCCGGCCCAGGCGGCTTTGCACCAGGTTTCTACAGCGCTGGCGTATCTCTTGAACTCGTCGCCCAGGACGTTCCACTCCGGGTCTGTGGCGGTCATCAGGCGTATGCCGCCCTGTGTCTGGTTCCTGCCGGTCGGGCTGACCACCGCCAGTTGATGCAGTTCCTCGGAGTGCTTCGACCTGTCCGGGTCGTGCAGGAAGTATATATCCTCGAAGGCGCTGAACATCTCGTCGCGGGCGCTGTGCTTGCCCTTCAACTCGTTCGCCCTGGTCTGTATCTCGTGAGTATCAGCCATCCTTATCCTCCGTTCCCACCGGCTCTAGCGCCTGCGGCTCCGGGTGCTCCCAGTCAATATCCATGTCGAGATAATACTCGTCCAGGGTAGGCAGGTCGTCATTATCTTCTTCTTCCGGTGGTCTCATACCTTTCTCCACAACTTCACGAACTTTGGGTTGTCAAGCAGCATAGCCGATAGTGCGCTAGCAATACGCGTAATGTCTGCCTCGCTTGGCGCATTTTCGGGCCAACTGTCATTTATGACGCCATGCAGAACCTCGTGCAACAAGATATGCCGCATAACATCTTTGGCGTTGCCTGAATAAATCTTGATTTTGGCATGTCTGTAATCAATATCGCCGTCGAGATGGTCTCCATTCTCCTCGTTGAGTTTCTTTACCAACTCAACATCGAACACTACCGGGCCGATCTTGACTTTATTGGGTAACTTCATGCTCGGCCTCATAGTGCTCCTGAAACTTCTTCCTGAGTTGGTTCAGTTCGCGAACAAGCGCATCGCTGGCCTTCATGTAGCCGTCAACGTTCTCGTCTGCAAAAGCTATGCCCATCTGCGTTACAAAGTCGTACATGCGCCTCAGCCACATAGGCAGGTGGTTCCAATGCTCCTCGTCAAACTGCTTCACTTTCTCCTTGAACGCCTTGTCTAACGCGTCCCATTCTTCCTTGGTGGGTATATTGTATACGTCGCCTTTCTTATAAGTAGCCATTGCATCCCTTTCTACTTCAACTCCCTACTCCATAAATCGCTCATCATAAAACACGACATGCAGTACCACTTGCCCATGTATAAGACCAGGCCACTAACGGGCAAGTTTCTACCGCAACTGTCGCAATCAAAGTTAGCCAACCCAGGTTTATCTGGCATCTTCGTGATATATCCAGCAAACTTTTTGTAGTCAAACGCTTCGTCTGTCATCATATCCCTTTCTACTAAAACATGTGCGCATACGCCTCCATCGGCGCATGCGACCGCTTCTCCTTGTCCTGCATCATGCTCCCAGGCGCTACTTCGTTGATCGCCTTGATCATCAACGCCCGCGCAATTACCGTATCATCGTGCATACCGGCAGGCGCATTGTACGTTGCCATCCCGGTGCGTGTTCTCATCAACTGATACGCTTCCAACTCCGCTTTTCCAACTTCGTCAGGCAGGAACTGGAAACTTCCCTTCTCAAGCGTCAATGCCAGGCCCTCCACTATCGCTACCTTACTCGGGTTGGTGGTCACAAACCCGATGATCTGCACGCCGTCTCGCTGCAACTGCTCCAAGATCGGCCCGCCCATGGCGTTGGCTTCCACTATCGTGTGATGCACAGACCACTTCGCCAGCGTCAGTATCAGCCGCTGCCTCTGGAACGCATAATCAATTGTGTTGTACCGGTCTAATTCTATCTCTCTCATGCAGTCTCTGCAACCCACGCTCACTACTGTGAAGTCATCCTGCTTGCCCCAGTCCACTCCCGCTACCAGCGCATGCCCTTTGTGCTCCGCAGGGCTGTTCAGCTTCGGCGCCAGCAAACACGCACCCAAATTCCTGAACACGCTCCCCGCCCCCTCGACAAACTCCGCCAGGATCTCCTGGCGATACTGCTCCTCGGTCATGGTGTTCTTCAACTCGTCCAGTTCATCTGGGTCGAGATATGGGTTTGCATAACTGGAATAATGCCAGCTTATCCAATCAGGGTTGCTCTTCTGATCTATCCCTAACTGGTACAACTGCTTGAACCCATTGTAGCCTTTCGGGGTGCTGGCAAACCACGCGCCCCCATGCCTGTCTATCAGCGTCGGCCTGATGATCTCGTTCCACACCGGGAACAAATCGGGCACCTGCGCCGCTTCGTTGATGAACCACTCGTCCACCCCTCTCCCTCTGATTACATTGGGGTTATCGAGCGACCACATCTCCAGCACTCCCCCTCCCATTAGCTCCATCCTGTGCTCTTGCTCGCTCTTGTCCTGTAGTATGGGCGACAAGATATTCAACAGCAATCGCCAGTCATCAGCCAGGTTCTTATAGCTCGGGCTGCCCCAGTTGCAGTATAGCCCCGCTATCAGCCTCCGTATCGCTTCGTGATGCAGCAAGATATTCTTGCCAAACCTTCTCCCACAGCACGCAACGTTGAACCGCTTGCTCTCGTCTTTCATCGCGATCTGCGCTTTGTGCAGTTCTGGCAGATGCAACTGCACTACGCGCCTTCCGCTGGTTAGAGGATCGGCTACGCGCTCGCTGGTTGTAGGATCATCTGTCATCTCATACTTCCCTGATTTCCCATACTCGTATCTTTATCTTCTCGTCCTCGTATGTAACTAAGATGTTGCCGTTGTGTGTATAGTGAAAGTGCCTGAGTTTTCTCAACAGTTCGCTCAACTGCACGTCGGTGAAGTAGGACGCAAACCACTCGACTAACTCTTGCGCCAACTTGTTGTGGTTGTATAGCTCGACGTTGAAATCGGGGGTGAAAGGAACAGAAGTTGTGGTTGTGTCAGTCATGCCTGCTTCTCGCTCTCTGGCTTTATGCCTAACGCTTTTAGAAAACATGGGATACATACGTGGTATGCACGTAACTCATAAGGCTTCATCTGTTCCCTGGCTTGCTCCCTGGTTTCAACATCTGTACTCTCGTCTATGATGCCTAGCTTCAGGCCCATGTCTGTTCTTACCTTGCCACATACGTCACATTTGACTTCCATCGCTATTCGCTTTCTATGACTGCTATGTCATCCTCACAGATAAACGGCTTGCCTTTGCCTGCATATTCAACTTTGCTTACTATCATATAGCTCTTGCATTCATCACAATAGTACATCGGCATGCCTGGGCTGACCATCGGTTCCTCGATTGTGAGTTCACTCCCACACCAAGGACACTTTGTTAGTTGTTCGCTCATCTCCCATCGCTGTCTTTCATCTCCTGCTCCCATGCGATAATTGCCTCTGTCATGTCAGTAAGTATCTCCTTGCGATGATCGTACCACCTCGCTAAATCATCAATGGCATCTATGATGTTGCACGTTGCATAACTTCTGTACGGCTCAGGCCATTGACTTACTTTCTTCCTCGCTTGCATTATGTTCAGCATTCCTGCTACTCACTTTCTGTGTCGCTTGCTTCAACAACCTCGCTATCAACGATTTCAGGGTCAGACCTTTCATCGGCAGAAATTCGCGAGGGGCTAAAACCCTGATTGCGCGCGGCTAAAGATGGTGTGGGGGGGGAGGAGAGAATGATGGATGGCTTATTTTCTAATTCTCCTGGTTTACTGTACACTATTTCAACGGTGAGGTGGTTATCAGCTGTGGAGTACTTCTGCTCTGTGTAAATCCCCAAAGCTCTACAGATCGAACTGAAAGCTCTAGGATCACCTGTACGTTCTACCCTATCGCAGAGCTTTTCTAGCATCGCGATGAACCTAACGACAGGTACACTCTCTAATGCAGCCTGCTGATAGGCCAACGCAACGGGGTTTTTACGTCTTCCTGGGGATGGATAGCGCTTACCAGCCGCAAAAGTACCGTCCGGGTTCCGCATTTGACCGTCCATAGTCACCTTTCTATCATGGTTCAGTTAACTACACTTATCAAAAGCATAATTTTTCACGAATACTGCACAAATAAAGCCATATAAAGCTCTAAAAATGCTGTTTCACCTGGTGAAACTGATGTTTCGCCGTACGAAACAGAGTTTAATGCTGGTTATCTTCGTTACCTGTCATTATGTCACAAATACTGACATTTGACTATACCACCATGATCCAGGCGTTTTTACATGAAATTAACGCAAACTTTATAGCTTTTTTACGCCTTACATGTGTATGATGATAGCATACGAAAGGATAACCCGATGGACAGAAAAATGTTAGCTATTTATTCGCCTTTGCATTGTCAAAACAGCACTTACGCGGTTATGTCACGCAATGGTAAATCACGCCTGTATATTCACCTTACGAGTGCTACTAGAACGCGTATCTCACGCCTGAGCTACCGCCCGCATATACACACCGCATGTCTAGTCACAAGGCTGAGTGTATCAGTCTTTATCGAGATACGATAACCGACCAAATTAACATCATATTTACGGTAAATTTATTACGCTGCCGCCCATTATTGTGTATCATAGTGTTATCGATAGAAAGGATAACCGTAATGTCATACTACAGTGATTTACTGCTGCGAGTACTTGAAACACCGCTTGAAAAAGGCGAAACCGTAGAGGCTACTCTTGCTGCGCTGGACAATGCAGACAGACCGTATTGTCCTAAGTGTAAGCACCGTCACAATCCCGCTATTTCGTGCAAGCTTGCTACTCAACTTGCATCCATACAATCAGTAGACTTTTTCGGAAAGGACTAGCTACAATGACATTGTACCGTTTATTCACTCAGGACTCCCCCAATCTACCTGAGCTTGTATCCCGGCTATTCCCTGGCTTTAGTATCCTGTCATCTTTGGGATACTGGAAAGGTGTTAGTGAAAGCTCAGTGTGTATTGAGATACTAACAGACGATGCGGATAGTATCTCTATCCTGGCAACAGATATAAAGGTTGCCAATCAACAGGAAAGTATATTGGTTCAGAGACTAGCTATAGAAGGGAGTTTCGTATAATGGACGCAAACACGTATCAGAAGGGTAATCCGTGCGGTAAGAATGATAAACCGTGTACACGCCGGGGCTGCAAACTACCTGCGGTAGAACGCAAGGTAACAGTGGCGAACACAGGCCAGAAGATTATAGCCTGGGTATGTAATCTGCACTTGTACGAGAAAGGGAAGTGATACCATGATTACAATATTTCAACGAACCGAGCAAGTCCCGGCCTACGCACTATCTTACCTAATCAATGGTGATGACAGTGGTATTAGCTCAGAAGATCAGGCCACCATTGACAAGTGGTATAACGACTACGCTTCACGCTTGCTACCTGGGGAGCAGCTTGTGATCTCGCCTTCCGAAGATGGCGAACACTTCACCTGGAACCCGGCTTTCGGGCTGGCCTGTGATGTAGTTGATTGTGAAATCCTAATCTTGAAATAGCACGATACGAAAGGGAGATACTACCATGTTTCAGAACATAAGCTACACCTATAACAAATACCATAGCTGCATCGTGCTTACCCATGAGCAGGCGGCTACCATACTCACGCCTGCTGAAATTGAGGCAGGCGAAAAGCGGGGCAAGTATACACACACTGGCCCCTGGCAGATACCAGTTTCATACCGAGCAATTGCCATTGATTGTGACGCCCAGGTTATCTATGGCTCACGCTCATTGTGCAATGTTAAAGACCTGGGCTATGAGTTGGGGGGCCAGGTCTCGATCAATGGTAGGAAACATCGTGGCTTTACAGGCAATGTACTGATTGAGCTACCGGACGGCAAGCTAATCAACCTGGCAGTTATTCATGTATGCTAATAGGAGATGACACAATGGGAGCAGGAATAGCAAGGGACTTAGCTTATCTAGTAGAAAGCGGGATGTTCACGCTTGACCATGTACTAGCCGTACACCTAACATCCAACCACCTGCCACCCCTGCCGAACAGCTTTGTGCGGGTGGCAAGGGAGGCGATCAAGCGTTATAACCGGGGTGATACAGAACATGGCATCCGGCTACCCCCAGGCATGTTGATTGTGGTAGGTGGGCATCCTACTCGCAACATAGGGGTGATCCATGCGCTTGACAAGCTGCACCTTTGGGACTTTGTTCGCCGTAATGATGAAGATGATTGACCGATAGGAGATGAGACAATGAATACAACAGAGGCAACATTCAGGTCTGACCGTCACAAATCACCTAAAAAGTATGTTGTACGTGAGCTTGAGTTTGATGAACTAAAATCCTTACATGGGCGTGTAAAAGTGCTTGATCGGGCTGGAAGGATAGCAGAAGTAAAGATAACATCGGTCAAGAGTTGGAAGCGCCGCCCGTTAGACCTTGACATCCACTGTAAGTATGGCTTGTACGATTACTTCACAGTGTCCGTGCGTAATGGCGAGCCTGACATGACCTTTGTCGAGGTTTTATAACGAGCCACAGTCTACAATCAGGACAAGAATTAGGAGATGACCATGACTACCACGAGTATGTATTCTTTGATCGAAACTGCAATCAGCGAACTTAAGGAGCGCTTGCACGATGATCCTTCTGTCTGGGATGATCCGAGTGAGGCCATCTTTGAAATTGCAGATGACAACGTGCCTGTCTATAACTCTGACCTTCTGGAACTGGCACTCAATTGTTTAGACCTGGCAGTTGACGAGCCTGACAACGGGCCAGCTTTTGACGGGCGACCTACAGCCTGCAACATCATCGCCGCCAATGTGTTCGAGTACATCGAGCAAGAACTCAATGATTTCATTCGGCAGAATGAAGACGAGCGCCCGGACTTTCTCGATGAAGATGGCAACGATAAAGATGAAGTTGCAGATGATGAGCTTTAAGATATAGGGAGATGAGACAATGAAAGTCAACAGCATAGGCAGTAACCAGACTGAGATTACTTTATCCAACGGCACAATCGTGCTGGTATCCTACTCAACACCTGTCGCCTGCTTTATCCCAGGCGAAGGCTACTATCGCACCGAGCAGAAGTGGAGCGTCACAACCAGCAAGCATATCAACGCATGGATCAAGGACGTTGATAGTCCTGTCCTGCTCAGGCCGCAATCGTTTTTCGATGAGCTTGTGTAATCAATCACCAGCCCTCGCCCGGTAGGAGGTAAGACCGGGCACGGAGATGTAACAATGGATAATAAAACTGTTGCAGAATATATCAATCAAGATGGTTGTTACTGCCCTTACTGTGGCAGCGAGAACCTGGACACTGAGCCAATGGAGTTTGAGTGCAGGACACAGAAGATCACTTGCCTTGACTGTCACGAAGAATGGCTAGATGTCTATGAGTTGGTCGGCATCCTTGTCAATGGTGAAGAGTTTCGCCCTAATCATTGGGAGTTGACAACCGAAAGGATTATGCGCAATGAATAAAAACTGGGATGATGTATTTGGAGGAGCCGTAAGCGCGGTAGAAATTGTGGACGCATACCCGCTGTTATCTGATAGGGTTTTGTATCTCAAGACACAGTACCGCGAGATGTACGGCAATGATCTGCCTGAACACCAGGAATTTGAAAGATGGGCCGATGAAATCATGGAGGAGGCAGGCGTAGGCAAAACTTGTGCGAAGTGTGGAGATACGTTCCGCATTTGGGACAACGATACCAGCCAGAGTGGTGATGCCTGGGATCATCCTGAAATGTGCTGGTCATGCGGCTTTGATGAATAGCACCACCAGCCCCCGCCGCGTCGGTGGTCAGGCGCGGCAAAGGATACAACATGAAAACAATTTTGCTTGGCAAGGTAAACGATGTATGGACGTATGCCGTCAAGATAGACGGGCGGTATATCAAGTTTGAAGATGTTGACCGTGAGTACGAAGCCGCCGATGCCGTGATCTATTTTGATAGTGGCGTGTACCCTGGCATCACAGACATTGATCAGTATATGTGCGACAGGGCTAACGATTGGCGGGAAGCAATGGACAACCAAACTGTTTTAGAGTATATCAATGGCGATGCCTGCTACTGCCCTTACTGTGGTAGTGAGAACCTGGACACTGAGCCAATAGAGTTTGAGAGCAGGACACAGCAGGTCACTTGCCTTGACTGTCACAAAGAATGGCGGGACATCTATGAGATGGTCGGCATCCTAGCTGATGGCGAAGAGTTTATACCATTCCCGTTACAAGAAGACAAGTCTATCCTGCGAGATGGCGACACGCTATACCTGCCATATATGCACGATGGCTATTGGAAAGTCATCCATGCCACCGATGACCTGATTATCTTAGAAGATAAGCACGGCAACCAGCGCCAGATGTGCATAAACTGGAAGTCATTTACGGAAAAGGAAACGAAAGGATAAAAGACAATGGGACAGTACTGGAAGTTAGTTAACCTGGACAAAAAGGAATACGTGCATCCACATCGTGTTGGGTGCGGCCTCAAGTTAGGTGAGCAGATAAGCAGTCACCCCGGCACAGGCACAGCATTGCTTATCTTATGCGCTGCCATGCCTGCATCGCGTGGCAACGGCGATCTACAAGCAGACCCCGGCGTTGTTGGCAGGTGGGCCGGGGATCGCATCGCTTTGGTTGGCGACTACGCAGAACATGACGACCTGCCAGACGAGTTTGAGGCAGAGTCAATCTACAAACGCTGTAGTGAGGACGGCGACTATGAGGACATCACGGATATGATTGTACCTGTGATCGAGCGTGAGTTGAACGTGAAGTTTGTCAATCCTAGCGGCGGGTGGGGCCATTGGGTAGACCTGGAGGACGCATGACCTACTTTGTCTCAGCCACCATCAAGAAAACCAGCAAGGGCAAGACGTACAAGCTCATCGTGTCCTGCTCCAGCCTGGCAGAAGCGCACATCGTTGCACGCAACGCACGTCGGCGGGGCATGCGCACAGTATGGATACACCCTGAGCATGCCCCCAGGTTTTCATCGTTTCGTTATTACGTCCAGTCACACGGGCGTGAGAAGAGCGATTATGAAGAGTGGTTTGTTGACCACCCGGAATGGAGTAAAGATAATGGAAATGACAAGTGATAACCTAAAGGATTTGTTGCATAGCGCAATGGGTCACTACATGGACAACCGAGACACGGATGCCCTTGCCCTTGCCGCCATCGTGCAGGGCTACGCTCTCGTGTCGATTGCCGAGAGCCTGAGCAAGATCGACATAGTACTGGCATTGAATTGCATGGATGACAGCGCTCACCACCTGGGTACGATTGCTGGAAGCCTAAACAGCATCGACACAGTACTGACCAGGCTGGATGATGCCGAGCACATAGGCGCGATTGCCGAGAGCCTGGCGCGCATGACAAGCCCTGCCACAATCGAAGAAGCGTTGTCAATGTACTTCAAGCACATTGACGAGCAACTAAAAGCTCCACAGTAAAGGAGTTTAACCATGAGCGTAAGAGGCATGTTGTGGTACGATGAGTTTGTAAAGGCGCCGCTTGAGGAGCGCGTTGCCCGTGCAATCAAGCAGTACGAAGTGCTGCACGGCAAGGTGGGCAAGGTTTGTTACATCCATCCTGGCATGGGATTAGGCAACACCCGCAGCCTTGGCGATGTCAAGGTCATCTCTGTCAAGTGGATACTGCCTAATCATATCCTGGTTTGTGAGGAGTAGGGGTGATATAATCTACTCAGCCTCATGTGCCATGAGTACACAGAGATCGTCGCCCGCCGATTGATGCTTGACTGATACGGCGGGCGATTGCGTTACACTATGCATCTACTATCTGTAAATTTTCCTTTGGCACATAACATTCTTCGGAACCATGTTGACAATTTATGAGATGTACCAAATACATACCCTCAAGTTTTGTCACAGTCGATTCAGATTTTCCAACCATGTGACATAACTCGCCTCGGTGTGGATGATCCCCAATAATTAAAAATGTTTCATCTTCGTGAATAAATGTTCCTTGTTCGTTCATCCTTATCCCTCTTCGTATCCATAAGCCACCATAAGCAGGGCGCGGCAAATAGCAAGTGGCATGGTTTCGGCGTGGGCAAATATTCTAAATCGCGCAAGTGTAACAACGCCCAAATTTTTTCTGCCCCATATTAGATGGCAACTGCAATAACGATTTTCTTTGGCCTTGAATAACTGATAGCATGGATACACATCCTCTACTTTTTCCATCCATTGATCCAGTAATTCAAAAATATCTCCGATAGTATTATAAACGCCAGTTAATTTATATTCACTGGCAAGCAACTGCTCCAGTTCTGTGAATTGCATCTCTCTAATTTCTGCGCGGGTAGGTTTATTCATCACACCAACCCTTCCTTCACTGCCACGAACAGCAGTTCAAGCGCACCTGCCATGCCCAATGTCATCGGCGTGTTCGCTCGGATGCAGTCGTCAGGGTCAGGCGAGAAACGATCTGCCATCCTGCGCCGCGCCTCGTGTACCATGCCGCCAATCATCAACGCTATCCCGACCTTGGCTGGCCCGGATAACTCGCGCCAGCATTGAATGGATGGCGTGTTATCCTTGCACCTGTCCAGCGCAACGACAACCAGCCCTGCCTGGTGTACGATATGCTGGCAGCCATCGCAGTATTCTTGGTTGTGACTTGTTGCTAACGAGCCGCACATGATACATTGCATGTCATCTCTCCTCACAAATACGCCGCCGCTTGAATGATGTCAAGCGCACCTTCGATTGTCCAGACTGTAAACACCAGCCCATCCCACCTGTCATGCCACTCGCGCTCGCGCTTGTTGAGCCTGCCGCCGGGAGCCTTGATCTCGATAAGGTAGTTGCGCCCACGATAGCCAACCAGAATGTCGGGGCAGCCTTTGCCCACTTCGTGCAGGTCTTGTACGCTTGCACCCACATGCCGCAGGGCTGCGACAATCTCAGCCTGGTTGCTGTCCGTGCGCCTGGCAGTCATCCCTGCGCCTCGTTTTCTTTCCACGCCTTCAATATTTCCAAGACATCAATCCAGCCATCAAGCGGGAGTGTTGTGTCTATCGAAATATCTCCATTGGAACGGACTTCGATAAACGAAACAACTGCGCCGGAATACTTCTGTTCGAGCATCAACTTGATTTCATAAACGAGTTCGTTCATCCTTGCGCCTTCCTATTATCTGATAATGCTCAAGCGTAAATTCGGTATACGGCTTCCTGGCTTTCGTCAACTCATCACACAGCCAGTCAATATAATTTTTGTCACGGAAGTGTTGGAGCCCATCTTCGTGGATAATAGATTCTACTTTGCGAACCCACTCCATGTACTCGTCGTAAAACGGGGATGTTATCTCATCCCGAACATGCAAATGTTCTACCATCTCCAGGGCGTATTTGTATTGGCGCATCTTCTTCCTTAGCTTACGCTTGCTTGTCATCTCTCACCTCTTCCAACTATCATCGCCAATATCGTTGTACCACGTCAGGTATGCCCAGATAAGAATGGGCGATACGCAGACGAGAAAGATTAGGCCCATCAGGATTTCTTTCGTGAGGTCGGTCATCCCTGCGCCTCCTCGCTAATCAATCCCAATTCTCGATGCACGGCCATAAACTCAGCCCAGGATTGATAACTTCCCTGTATGATTGTGCCATCTTGAACGAGGCGATGGGCAATCATTATCTGCTCATCTGTCAGTACGAAACGGAAAGAACAGACGGCTTCAATTCTGCCACGATACTCTGGCTGCGATGTGATCTCTGTGGAGTCAAAGAAAAAGCCCCAACCCGTACCGTGATCCCAGACAGTAACAGGTCTAGCGGGGCCAATCGTCCACCAGGGGCTTGTCATCCCCGCACCTCCACCGGCACACCCGGCAGGTCAATCTGCACGCCAGGATAGACAACCAGCACAAAAAAGTCAGTCACCATCTGCGCCACGGAAACCAGGCTGGATGCAGCAGCAATCCCCAGGCGCACAGCCTCGCTCCCACCAACCACTTTCCATCCGTGCGTTTCCAGCGAGTCTTTGATCAACCCAAAGTCCTTGATCTGCATCAGGAAAGCCTTGTTATCGGTTGACCATTTCAGGAAGCCGTCACATTCTTTGAGGCAGACTAAGCCATAGCCCCCATGAAAGCCAAAGCCGAAGATGTGGAATTTATACAGCACATGGGCAAACTCATACGTGCCTGGCCCTGCATGGATCACATCCATGATGCCGTTGAGCGTGCCTCCCCATTGGATCGCATAGTATTGCCCCAAGGGCGGCAAGGGTGGCATGGCCTGGACGTTTGAGATCAATCCAGCGTCTCCGCCTGAGCAGGCGGAAAGACAAATCGTGATTATAATAATCATGATGCTGGCTTCGTGAATAGTCCATTCGTGTACTTGATACTTGGTTGCGTTCATTGCTCGTCTCCTTCGTATAACTCGCTATTCCTGAGTGCTTTGGCGTAATCATTGACTCTTATTTGCCACTCTTTACAATCTTCGTCCAACTCATTGATGCGCTTATCGCGCAATTCAAGTTCAGCCTTCAGCCGCCGCACTTCTGCAACCAACTCGGGAATGTTCTTGTGAGCGCCAGCGATGAATACCTGATCGCCAAACCCTGCCGAGTAAACCTTTGCCAGCATGAACTCGCCAACCCAAACATGACTGCCAAGGTCTATTCTCCAAAGTCCTTGTGTAGAGCCGTTGTATTGTGCTTCAATTTCGTCCAGTTGTTTTTCATCCATCATCTTCCTCCTCAAATTTTGCAAGCCCATGAACGGCCAGTAAAGCCGCGTTGTCATCAAACCACTTATGCAGCCGCCGCACTTCTGCCGCCAGGTCAGGCACATCGTCGCGGGCGTGGGCGATGAAGGCGGCGTCTTCGGCAGACATCAAGTCTTTTAATCCCGAGGGGTATGTGTCAATATTGGGATCAAAAGGGAATCGGATTTGGTGGTAGTGTTCGCCATCGGCATATCCAGTTTTTGAGTATCCGGTTTCTTGATCCGTCCACGGCCCAGGCGTCGCCGCCTTGTGCCGCGCCTCGATCTCATCCAATCGTTTGTCATCCATCTTCATCTCCTCAAAACGGATCGCCATATAAATTAACTTTGTTCTCGCAGTCGTCGCAGATGAGGCCAACTCCACCCCATCCACCGCTCTCCGGCGAATAACCTACGTTGCACTCAACGCGCACATGCGTGCCGTTGCATTTGTTACAGATAACTACAAACCCCGGATAAAATTTTCGGTAGTCTATGTCATCTTCGTCCATCGTTGCATCTCCTACGGTATCCTGCAAAACATCGTCGGTATGTAGCCAACCAGTTCTTGATGGTACGTTCTAATCAGCGCCCATGTGCCGTAATCCCTGGACAGCAGTTCAACGTAGATAATCGTGTCGCCGTCTATGTATGCGATGGGTAGCGTTCCAGGGTTGAGGCTGCTATACATCGGGATGTGCAAGCCTGGCGCGCTGATGACGCAGGTCTCAGGCTCGGGCGTGGCGGTCATGGAAGGCGGCGTAAAGGCAGCGTGTGTAAGCACCGCTGAAAACGATAGGGTTGGGTTGGCGCTTGATGCGTATGTGTCTATCGCTCTTGCTCCCTTAATAACAAGGAGTAAAAGAATCACAAGCGCAACAATAGTTATAACTTTAGTTTTACTCATTTTACTTTCTCCTATTTGCACTCCACTTCAAACGAGATCCAACCGAACGGGTCATCAATTGCATCGCCTATCATCGTGATTATGGGACGACTAGCTTGTATCACACGACTCAGTCTACACAAAGATGCGTTCGTAGGGTGATAGATATATGGGCGTATAGTCTTTCTCTCCTTGCGAATGAATACTGTGAAATCCTTACACCCATGCGTCGGATAGTAGATCGTCACTTCTTTCGTGCGGGTCATCTTCGACCTCCGGTGATAGTCGTCATTCGATGTTGAGATAGGCGGCATAGATGCCCTCGCGTTGCCGTGTCCTATCAGCGCGTAACGGTCTATCGGCTTTATTGAAATCATCTGCCAGCTTCTCCCATTCCCAAGGATCAAACTCGCCATCATAGAATTTGTCCTCCAACTCCTGCGCCTTGGCGGTCAACCCATCAATCATCGGCGCGCTCTCGAAGCCAACGCAGTCAGCCAGGTTCGCCAGCCTCCGGGCGATCTCGCGCAGTTCGCTTACCTTCGGAAACCACTTGTTATTCTTTGCGTATTCATGCACCGCCTGCTCCAGAATTGCGTCCGGTATATCTGCCAGCAATTCCTGGTACAACGTGAGCATGTCGGCACTAACCTTGGCGTCTGGGTACAGCGTGGCAAGCATAGACAAAGATTTACAAAGCAGTTGTTCAGTCATGCGCGTTCTCCTTACTCTTGATCCAATCATTTACTACGTCGATAGCGGCTGGCTTGGAAGGCGAGGCGCGAGCGCGGTTGGTGTTCTGCGACTGGAAACCCTCAACCTTCCAGCGTTTCAGGATAGCGTTGATATAATTCCACGAGCGCGCGTTGTTGCGCGCCGCCTCCTGAAAGGCTGGCAAGAACCACTCAAGCGGATAGTCCTCCTCCGCTGCCTTGAGTGCGTCGGAAATAACTGGCGTAAGGATGCCAATTTCCGTTTCGTATAACCTATATATAGACTCTGTATTATTATTAATTAAGTTAACAGAAGCAGAAGCAGAAGAAGAGGTAGCAGGTGACGATTTTGTAGCAGTCACATCTTGCGTCACTGTTGCGTCACTGTGACGCGTATCATCTTTGTTGCGCTCTCTGTATCTGCGCATACGTGCAGCCGATGGGCTGTCCTGGCGCTTGTTGAAGTTTACGACCATCCATCTGCAACCTATTTCCTTGGTGATGCCTATCTTTTCCAGTTCCATCCATGCCTCGAACATATCATCTTCGGTAGTGCGGGCATAGAACGCGGCATCTTCAAGTGATGGCAGCCAGCCATTGTCGTCTTGTATGCCAGCCAGCAGCAAGGTAGCATAGAACATACAGCGCAGGTGTTCGCTCATGTGCTGAACCTTGGGATCGTTCAGCGTGACAGTCCATAACTTTATCCAGTGGCGGCTCATGGTTTCTCTGTTGTATCTTCGTCAAACCAGTCAAGCAAACGTTGCAACCATGGCTTGCGCGCGCCCGTTGTGTCTAGGTATCTCTGAAAATCCATTCGAGACATTTCGCTTTTCTCTAGTTCCTTGCGCTCCTTCTCGTATTCGATGCTGGAAAGCGTGACGCCTTCCTTCGTACACTCGCTGAACGTGACCACATCAGCCAGGTAGTACTTGCCGCACTCATCACATTGCCAGATCGAGCCTTTGCCGTAATCCTCATCATGGTAAGGCACAGCACACTTATGTACTTTCTTAATCCAGGTCACTTTTATCCTCCACTTCCTCCGGGTAAAACCTGATGCGCAAGTAAAGTTTATTCAGCCGCCAGCACTCGCGCATGGCTTCTTTCTTCGTCATCAGCACAGCGCCGCGGATCTCTGGCTTAGATGAGCCAATAAACTTACAGGCGATGCGGTACAACTTGTCGCTCATAGCAAGCACACCACCAAACACACCAGCCATGCGATGCACAACCACGTAACTACGCAGCAGGCGCAGCCAATCGTGTCGCGGCGGCGGATGCGCTCGTAGTCGGCGGTGAGGTCGTAGAATTTATTCATCATCGTCCATGCCTGAAGTTAGCAGGCAGTAGAAGAATAAGGTGAACAATACGATAGTTACGCATATCAGCAGGATGCCCGCTACTGCAACCATCTGTGCCACCTGTAGTTGAGCCATAAGATTTGTGCGGTGATGCTAGTAGTAGCCAGGCCGACCGGCACGATGCAGCGCGTCAGTCCTGCAATTGTCATCAGTCCAGCCCATAACGCGCCGTTGACCAGGGATACAAGAAAAATAAAAAACAAATCTCCAAAGGTTATCTCTTTAGCTTTCATGTTATCTCCTTCGTAAAAGGCGGGGCATGATTCCAACATGCTTGGGCATTATGGTTTTTCAACCGGCGATAGCTGTTCGCCTACACTCTGTGTATATTCTTGCGCGTTCGCACCGTGCTGCCCGCCTTTACTCACTTGTCTTTATCCTGTCGCTGTATCAGCGCAGACAGGATTACGTTCTGCCTGTTCAGGCTGTTGACAAGTTCCATGATTGCGGCAAACAATACAAACGTACCGCCCATAAGGATGACAGCGATAATCGTTAATAGCGTTTCGGTTGTCATGTGTCATCTCCTCGTGTGTAGGTCGTCAGCGTTTTGCTAACGACCTGCACACATGCTTACTGTACTTCTGTTCTGATGTTGGCGATGCCCCTGAACATTTCTTCAGCGTAGCGCAGCATCAGCACCTGCGCGGTCATAACGTCCTCGTCAGGAACACCCTCGGGCAGGGCGCACAGCCTGGCAACAACACGTCCTTGCCCATCAAGCTCGGCAACGTTGAGCACATGCCCACCTTGTATTTGATACGGCTTGCCTGACTGGCTGAACACAACAAAGAAACCTGTTTGTTCCAGGCTGTGTATCTGCATTGGATCCAGAACGGAGTAGAGCAGATCCTTTGCCGCCTGCCGCGCCTTTTTGCTTTCTTCTACCTCCGCTTGAAAAATCTCGAACGCGTCGGTTAGCGGCTGTGGCCGAAAATCAAAAACGTGCTCCCGTGCCCATAGGTTATCCAATTCCTCAATTGTTCCAGTAGTGAACGTGTAAGTAGCGAGCGTATCAGACGAATCGACAACTTCGCTCCTATACCAGGCGGCGCGATCATTGATCCTGCCGTATCCTCCGTAGAACTTCCAACCTGCGCTGCTAACCGTCCAGCCTGCGGGACAGTTAGCGGTGCTACCTACGTGCATGTCGCCAACCGTTGTTACTCTATCGGGTTTGCTGTATCCTCTACCTCTTCTGGGTGTTGCCATCTACCCTCCGCTCATCTGCGGCGCCATGATGATCTTCTCGGCGTCGGGATCGAACTCGTCAATCACTTTGCCCTGCGATCCATCCTTCTTGACCTTGAACGCAATGTAAGACTTGGCTTTCATTTTGTCAAAGGTTTTCCTGGCAATCTTAACTTCTTCCTCAACACCGGCATCCCAGGTGATCTTGACATCGCCTTCACTACCCATCACTCGCATTTCGGACATTGGCTTCATCTCCTTTCTTTCAAGTTTTGTTTAGGCGGGGCAGGGTTTGAACCTGCTTGTATTTGCCGGGTCGCTCAGAGCTTCATACCGGCTAAGGCTTCACTTAAATCAGGTTGGGTGTACCGGGGCCAACCCTAGTCTGTACGTCTACAGCCACTCGTCGCGTGTTCCTGTCCACGCCGCCCGCCTTTTCACTATTGCGCCATCTTATCTAGTACGCGCTTCAACTCGTGGATTAAATTCACAATGGAGTTGGCGTCCAGGTACATCATGTGGTCAACGTTGTCTTTATCCGTTGTCCAAAACTCCATGGTTGGAATACCATCGGCTGCATTAACCCAGACTTTGTTCTTGCACTCACTATTACCGCATGTGCATGGTATGAACATAGCTATTCCTCCGATGAGTTATTGGTCGTAATTCAGGTCAAGCAAAATCTGCTTCTCGCGCGCCGACATCAAATCTTCCGGCGTGGCTGAGGCCAGGGATTTCTCGCTTTCCTGCTGGTTGCTTTCCACTTCTGCCACCGCGCCCTCTGAGAAGGCAATGGGATCCACTACGCTCACGCTCATCGGCTCGTCAAAGCCAGTCGGCTCAGGCAGGCGCATGCGTGGGAAGCGTTTCTTGATGGCGGCTTTCTCGGCGCGCTTGCAGGCACGCTCATAGCGCGGCATCTTGTCGCCGCCAAAGTTTTCGCCTGAGTACACCACGCCTACCGCGCTCCAGGTTGGCTCGGGGCCGATGATTTCCTGCGCCATGCCACGCGCCCCTTCCACAGCCACGCCAGCCTTGAGAAACTCAACCATCGCAGACAGGATACGGCGCTCCCAATCGCGCTTGGTCAGCGTGTCATGCAGGATGGCCTTCACTCCGATGTCGCCCTTCTCACGGTCAATCTTTATCTCGCCGTTGGTGTCGGTGTAGTCGCACCAGAAGCGTGAGTTAGGCTCATGCGCCAACTGCGCTTCGTGCGCCAGTTCTTCATTGGCTTTGCGCCGGTAGCCTGCGATGCCAGGGCCAGGGCCTACGTTTTGCAGGTAATAGCACTCGTTCAAAAATGGGCTGAGGTCTGTTGCTACGCTGTACTGCGCCAGCGCCAGCGCTTCGTCAGTTGTCAGGCGCTTGCCATTGGCAACCATCAGCTTAAGGCGTTCCCCCAGTTCGCGCACCAGCGGCCTGTCAGCCAATGATGCGATTGGTGTTCCGGTTACAGGTACGATCTGCTGGTCAGTCATCTTATGGTCTCCCACAAAGCAATCCAATCATTGCTCCAAAATTGACATCATCGTTGACAAGACTATGGGCGTTTGAGCCAACTTCGTTCAGGTACTCTTCCAGAACGTCGGCCTTTTTCTTGTCGGTTTCCGCAAGCAGGTAGCGTTCTTCGTACTTCACTACCGCCTGTATATTCGTAGCCAGGCGCTCGGCCTCTGATCTGAGCCATGCCTCGTCTGAAACTTTGGGGTTATCCTCATCGCCAGCATGGGCGCAGTCGAAGCCGTACACCATCACGCCTTCCGGGTATTCGTCTGCAAAAGTGATGCCGCCATGCACGGGAACCCAGGTTAGGATGCCATCATATCCCTGCTCTATAACAGGGCGTTTCGGAAACTGGCAGTACCCGCACCAGTGGCCCATCCTTTGTTTCACCAGGTAGAAACTGATTTCATCTTTCTCCCATGCTACACTGGCGTGGTCTTTCGGATAGTACTTCTTCTGCTCAGTCATGGTCATTTCCCTTTCGTGCTGAGAATAAAGGCTGGTCGCTTTCGCGATCAAATGGCAGAACAATGGGTTGCCCCATATATTCAACAACAAAGTTCTGTAGCGTCTGGTGCAGCAACGCAGTAGCCAGGGCATTTGCAACAATTGCATGCACTATTGCCGCAAAGTTGTCGTCAAGTTCTTCTGCTAGACGCAGGGCCTCATCGAGTTCTTCGCTGATCTTGTAAATTCTTTCTTGGGTCATGCTATCTCCTCCACTTCCAGCGTCTTGCTTTCACCGCCATATCCCAGGCGATAGGTGATCTTGCCTTGGTCGATATGCATGCTTGTTTTCCAGGGAAGTTTTGTACTGCCAAGATCGACGCAAGCAATTCTTGCAGCCTCTAAAAGGATGCGGTCGGGGTTGTAATCTACTCCAATACTAAACCATCGCTCGTCCTTCTGCGTCTCAAGTATTGAGGCAAGCGCATCCTCAAACTTCTGAGCGTCATCAGGTCTAGTGTTGCTGGTCTCTGCGGAGTGGAGCAATGAAGCCAGTATAAAAGTCATCGCCCCGGTTTCGCTTTTATCGCCGTTATCTAGTGGTGCGTTGCCATTGCGCAAGAAATCGGCCCACCACTTTGCTGCTGTTCGTGCTACTTTCTTGTCCATGCTATCTCCTTGTGGTATAATCGGAGAGATGCTCTGTTGCCATTGCATCATCTCCCTTGCCCCGGTCATCCGACCGGGGCGTTGCTTTTGAGATGGGTGTCCACCGCCTGCCAGCTTCCCATGCTCCAATCGTTCTCGATGTAGCGCCGGATCTGCTCTGCCATCGTCACGCCACGCGCTTCTGCAAGTTGGCGCAGCTTCTGGTGCGTGGATAGATCCATCTGCACATCCAGGCGCGTACTGTTCTCAAACCGCTTAGGTCGCTTTATTTTCATAGTGCCTCCTTCATGTGTGACATATTGTAGCACGATTGCACATTATTGCAATAGTACTGGAGTACTATATATCGGATAGTTAGCACAAATGTATATTATCCTGTACAGTTTTGTACGGGTTATTTCACTGAACGTGGCTGTTTCAACGTTTGCTATTTCACCGGTTTGTATACTTTGATTCGATGGCCCTCGCGGATGATCCTAGAAGTCAGTAACCCTTTCTCCTCCATCGCATCCAGCTTGGTTGCTGCATCCTTCCTGCTCTTGGCCTTTAGTATCTCGATCATCTGCCCTGCATCCACTTCGTCGGGCTGGCGCACACCTGCCATCTGCCAGTACAAATCGGCTACCGTCTGTATAATGCCCGTCTGGTCTATGGGCGACAAGGCGCCTAACATATCTGCGTCGTCAATTATGTGATCCATGAGGTTCTCGCTGAGTAGTTCTTGAAGATTACATTGGCCTGCCCGTTTTCGATCCTGACGATGATGCCGCCGATCTCAGGCATCATGCCTGGCCTGAGACTGTGTACATAAGAAGTCGGCCCCTGCCAGCATGGTAACGAGATCACTCTGACAGGGGCGCTTATTCCAGTGTCTCCCCATTGGTGGCGGTGTGAGCGTATGGCGAATTGGGGCGGCTGGATCCCGGCCCGGTAGTAGTCAAGCTCTATCTCAATCGCCGTGCGCATCAGCAGGTTGCTTCTCGTCCAGGCCAAACGGCTGAATGGAACGTGATGTCCGATGTCAAAACGGACGCCGCCGAAGTCGGCTCTCAGAAACCAGCGCGACCTGGATCCTTCGTAGTCTTGCACGGCGTCCAGGGCAATGGCTATCATCTCTTCATCACGCGAAGATTTGTTTGTGTGGACTTCGGTGCCGCGCATCACAAACCAGGCACTTACCACATTACGCCCAGGCTTCAGGACTTCTAAGACCATGCGGTGTTGGTCGGCTATGTTGCCTGTGATGACCTGGGTCGTGCCGTGATGCTCGCCTTCCATCAGGTCGCCGTTGAGTATACCGACAGTCTGCCCATCCAACGAGCCGACACAAGCCCAATAGTCAGTCCAGGCTTCCCAGAGTTTCTTCTGGAAATTGCTCTGGCCTACGGGTATGCCGTCATCCAGTCTAAAATTTTCAGGCGCCAGCCCGACCGTGCTGTTGACATGCAAGTCACCAACGATAGCCAAGTTGATTGGCTCGCATGCTTCGTAATTCAGGATGTCGAAGTTCACGATGTCAGAGTACCGGTAATGGATGCCCTAAATCTTTGAACACATCCCGTAGGACTTTTGCCACCGTGCCAAGTGGCGGGCTTATGAGCAGCCCCTTCGCCCTCGTAAGAGCGGCGAAAAACTGCGCCATCACAGGCGCGTCAGGTCGATCTTCAAATACCTCCAACGCTGCATATTCACAGGCCATTCGTACCATCGCATCAGTAGACGTAGGCATATCAGCCTCCTTATATTGTGGTTATAATTACCTCGTGGGTGATGATTGCCCAGATCAAGGCAATCACGGATAGGCCGACCGCGCCACTGATAAACACCAGGATCCTATAGGCAGCCACTAACGGCCCTACTGCCTTCTGCAAATCCTTGATGGCTGTATGGTGCTCGCCTAGTGTTTTTTCATGTTGTCCTACCTGATCGACAATCTGCTGGTGCGCGACCAGATAGAGTTCTCGCAGCGCCTGGAGTTGCTTGGCTGTGTCATCGACAATAACCTTGACTTCCAGAACGCGCTCAAGAACGATGGACAGGGATGGATGTGGCGTGGTTTCGGCGGGCATGGCATCACATTGGCAGTTGCTGTACGTAGGCAGCGACTTCCTTCAAGTCTTCTTCGCTGAGTTCCGTCGCCTTATTGCTCTTTTCGGAAGAGTCTTCCCAGGCCGTACCCAGGATGAACCCGGCAAACGGCACCTGGATCACGGCGATAACAAACTTGACATCTTCGGCGGCCTGGGGGATGTACTTAGCCACGAAATAGACGGTCAACGTGATAGCCATATCAAACACAACTGCCCAAAACTTGCGACTTGCGAGTAAACCTTTCATTCCTTCCTTCCTTTCTACGTCATACTCATGTTGCTATTAATCCCAACTCGCGCATTCTTGCCAGAAGCAAGTTGAGTTGCGCCACCACATCGCTTGCGCCGGTGGCGTCGGCTACCGCATCCGGCTGGTTTACAGGAACAGCATCAAAGAATCCAATCCTGGCAACCGCCGCGTTGTTCATAATCTTTATCGAGTTTGCCCCGGCGTCTACAAATATTGCATCGTAACCCGCGTCGGTCTCTACCCGGAAGTCGAGATTACTTGCGTTGTCATTAAAAACAATCTCTGTTGGATTGAACATGGCTGAATTTCCGGCGGTGGTCGATCCTATCTTTACGGCATTTTCTCCTGCGTCAACAACGAAAAGCTGCGTATACGAATCGCCCTCCACCCGAAAGTCCAGCCCTGGCAATCCTGTGTCGTTGAATAAAATCTCTGTCTCGTCAAACTTGGCGATGTTCCCGGCGGTAGTCGTGCCGATGAGCACCGAGTTGTCAGAGGCGTCAACCAGGAACAGTTGGTTATACTGCGAGCCTTCGCAGCGAAAGTCCTGCGCATCCCCGGCGGCCTCGTTCACGACCAGTCCTGCCGCGTCGGTGTATACCAGCAACGTCGGCCCCAGACGCTTTTGGTGCACCCACACGGCGAGGCGGTCGGCATAGCCTGGGTCGGCGCTGAGTTTCAGGAATTGAATCTCGCGCTCCAGCTTTTCGATTCTCTTGAGAAGTTCTGCTTCGCTCATAGCACGTTCTTCCTCACAAACTCATCCGATGTTTCCTGACTGGTGATGTCGTCTCCAAAAGCGACGATGGTTGGCTGGTGAAAATACTGCTCCTCGGCAATCAGTTTCAACTTGTCGTCAGCTCCCATCTGCCCACTATGCCAGTATTCGCCAAAGTATTCAAAGCCAGTTAGCATAGGCCTCCACACAGCATAGTCCACAACGATGCCGCCGCGCACCAACGTGCCGCCATAGATTTCATACTGGTAGAAAAACTCCAGTTTGTATTTCCTGAGCGAGTTGTAAATCCACTGCTCTTCCTTGCTTCCAAAAGTCGGCACATTAAGTTTCCTTCAATACAATCTGGCAGATGTAGCTTTCTTTCTGCACATCCTGCTCGTCTTTTATCAGGCGTATCACGGGCGCGGTAATAAACACCGTGCGCCCGGACGTTCCGTGCAGTTGCTTCACCGTGCTGGTCATAGTCAAGGGCGTGGTCGGCGTGTCGGCCCAGGTGTCCAACTGGTTCAGTTTGTCGTTTGCCGCAAGGTAATCGTCGTGCGTTTGCGAAGCGTGCGGAAGACACAATTCCCGGTCCTCGGCGCGAAAGGTCAGCACGTCCTGGTACTTGAATGGCAGCATAACCATTGAACTCAGCACCATACCGAACACCCTGGGGGTCGTGCTGTTGTACCTTGACCCAAGCCGCACCCTGAACCGGATGCGCTTTCCGGCTTTGCTAATCGCGGCTTCCTGAAAATACTCGGTTGAAAATACGGCGACGTTTGTCCAGCCCGTGTCTGTGGTAGTGTCCCTGCCGTCCACCTGGTAGTCCACCGTTACATACTGCTGCGTGTCGTCTGCCGTAAGTTGCTCCGCCAGGATTTTCAGCGAGTTGAAATACTTCGCCACTTCGGTAAGGCCAAACTCAAACCAGGACGTGATGATGTAACCATCGTGGGTGTAGTTGTAGAAGTTGAAGGTCATGGTCGAGTCAACCTTATAGGGATTTGATGCGACTGGCATCCAGAACACATCACTCCCGCACGAGAACCACAAGCGGTCTACGTTATCGCCTGGAATAGCCTGGATGTGCAGGGAGCGGATGCGCAGCCTCTTGGCTGCGGCGCGGTAAATCTCGCACCATCCCAGCCCGTTGTAGCACATGACAGACGAGTAGTTGTCAACGCTCCCGTCAATGGCGGCGAAGATCAATCCGGGGTAGCCCGCCAGGTCTGCGTAGTTGCCGTGCCTGTCAAACGGGATACCGGCAGGCGTAGAGGTTATGCCAACATTATCCAGGCTGTTCTGGTAATAGCGCATAAGCGTGTCGTGCCACGAGAAGAATAAATATACATTGTGCTGCAAGTTGCCCACGCCGTTGCGCCAATCCTGGCTGGTCAGCAGCTCGTTGATTGGCAGGCGGTAAGGCTTCTTGTCCACAACCTGCCACACACTTCCTTCTTTCAAGATGTGCAGGTTGCCGTACTCGCCGTAGTTAATCAGTCCGGTAATTGGCTCGTCTGTGTCTCCAACATTCACCGAATTTGCAGCGTCCCAGTCCAGGTCGGCAGGTGACGCCCCGCCCCCAGAGCCATCTACGGAGGTCGCCCAGTAAATCGCAGCCGGGGCTGTGCGCTTGGCCCCAAATATATAGTCGCCGTCCTGGTCTGAAGCGTGTGCCAGGTAGGTAAACTGTGCGCCTGCTTCCTCGTCGTCCCAATCTGCCGTCCATACGTGGGTGGCGGTGACGTTGTAGTAGCGCATGTGATCCATGTCAATGGAGTCGCCAAACGCGAAATACACCATGCCATTGTGGACCAGCACGTCGGTAACGTTTGTGCCTGCCGCCCAGGTGTGACCGTGTGTTGCGCCGCCCGCCTCAGAGATTTCTGTCC